TATCATCCAGCGCAATCGCCCAGGTCTCAACCCAAGGGTCAATCGCCATGGCTGCTTGGCACATGCCAGCAAGCATGGAGCCGCGACCAAAATAATCTTCGCCCATGCTTTGTGATGTGATGCGTGTTGGTACGCCTTCAGCTACTGAGCCTGCCGCCAATCGTTGACCAACAATCAAACGCTTAAAGCTGGCTTGCGCCAAGCCTGCCAGGGATGCATCAAATTCAATGAATGCCCCTGGTATCCGCAAATTCGCGGGGATTTGTGTAAATGCAATTCCGGTCATTTATTCGCTCCTGCTTTCTTGATTTCAATCACATCGCCATCGTTCAATCGGCGCACCCAATAGGGTGAGCGTGGCTTTGCTTCGCCCTTGGCTTCAAGCTGTCTGCGTGTGATCGGATCACGCACCACAACATCCTTATTGGCTGGTTTAATTTGTATTGTATTTTCCATCATTGTGGTAACGTCTCCTCTGTAACAAGTTCAGGTTCTGGGTCTGCATCAAGCTGTGAATCAGCATGGAAGGTGATGAAGTCGGCAAGCGTGGAATCGGCGGCAAGATCGAAGTCAAACGGACCAACCTTCAGTTCGCCTGAAATAAAACCATAGGGGGCATCAATCTGTGCAGATTGCCGGAACCGACCGCGCACAATGCGGACGCCCTGAATTTTTTGCGTGAATGTCCGCACTTCATCGATCATCTGCAGTTCAATTTCCTCCACCGCCGACGGAGCAGATTCCTCATCCACCAGAACCTGACAGACCAGGAGCAGATCCAAGTACTCGATATCGCTATCGTCTGCATTCACGCCTTTGGAGATCAGCGTATAGACGCCAGCATTGATAACCGTTTCGTCGTAATCGGCGAAATCCTTTAAATCACGTACAACCGTGCGCAACGGCGCGGACTGGGCCAATGCTATCGCGATGGCGGCGATGATGTTTCCGTATTGGCTGCTCATTGCATTCCAGCCTCACGCAAGCCGGAACGAACAGCCCGGTTCACGATTTCATGTACGCGGGGCCCCTCCTTTTTGACTGTCGGCTCGGCAAACGGGTGCGGTGTCACACCTTTATCCCGAATACCTCGGGCAATCATGAACGCCAGATCCCGCTCATTAAATTCATCGTTCTCCGGAGAGATATGTTTGATGCGTATCCAGTCCCGGATGTGTTGAATATCAGGAAATGCGCCGGGCTTCGTGCCGAATTCCATGGCTTCGGCATGCTGGACGCCGGGGCCAACTCGATATGATGCGACACCGATACGGGATGTCTTGATTGAATCTACCAGCGTGCTGAAAGCTTTGGGGGCCACATTTTTTTCTGACCGAGCAACCTCTTCCGCAGCGCGTTGAACACCGTGGTCGAGATGTCTCATCATAATATCAGGAAAGCGCCGCATGGCCTGGTCTATATCCGGCGAGATGGCTACCTTGATATTTAACATGCCAGCGTCTCGAATTCAGCCATCAGCTGATCATGCAGCGCCGCTGGAGTTCCGTTTTTGGACGAAGCATTCAAACCATCGCGCAAGTGCACCGGCTTCTTGCTGTTGCGCGCAGCCAGTTCCTTCATGGCTTCAGCTTGGGCACGCAGCAACAACAGAGCGCGATCTTCCGGTTTGATGGTCGTGTTCGTCGCCTGTGCATCGACGATGTGGCCGGCGAAATAGCGGAAGGGGCATGTGTTCCCCAGCACTGTGATCTGATGCAGGGATGGCGCTGGTGAAAAGACCAGCCGCCGATCACCGGGATCACCAACGATATCCATGCGGGGCAGCGCACCCGGCCATGCGGCATCCCACGGCTTCAGATCGCGTTTCTGATTTTTGCCCCATTGCATAGAGTGTTCATTAATGGCATCGGCAGGTGCTGTATATTCATCCTGATCGGCNACCAGTGTGACCGAGCCGGAANGNACNCGNGGACGCACACGCCCGAAATCCTGAGCNGCNTGATCCAGATGNCGGATAAAATCCGCATCGCCGACTGCATTGAATACAGCCGCCGCATCGTTTAGCGACGCTTTCAGATCCGCGACAAGATCAACGCGTGACATTGAGCCTGACATTAGTGGCTTACCCCCGACAGCCATGCTGCGCCCGCAGCAATCACGGCTGTGATCATCACCCATGTGAATCGTTCCACTCGCCTGGTGATGAAGGTGTTACTGCCCGAATCGTGTTCCAGCTGGTCAACGCGTATGGAGATCTTTTCGATCACGTTCCACATGCGACCATGGGTTTCCTGATTATGCGACAGGCGCTCATCGATGCGGGCCATGGTGGTCATGGCCTCGGAGAGTTTATCAAGTTTGGTCTCAATTCTGTTGAGGCGCAACTCCGTCTCGTCGCTCATTGTTTGGCCCTCTCTCTGGAAAATAGTGCGGACAACAGTCCGGTTGCTGGCGGGTGTCCATTGGCTGCCGCAAGGCGGTTGCCTTGCTCGGTTTGCAAAATGCCGAAATATGCTTTGAGCAGATAGAAAAACGGACCAAGTAAGGCGGCGATGAATGGCCATCCATCCATCATCGATTTGACCATCTCCGCATCAGATGCAGCTACGGCGTAGGCCCATAGCGATGCAATAATCATGCTGACAGCACCGACAATCTGGAATGCCTGATAGGCTATTTTCGGGCGCGTGGTGTGTGCGTTTTTCGCATCAGACTCCAGCATCGTGCGCAAGGTGTCTCCCTGCTCCTGCACGGTGGCAACCTGCAGATTGATCAGACTCTCCTGCAGTTTTGCGCCCACCTCGGGGTTGGCCACGACAATCTGCTGCACAGTAGCCAGATCGCTTTCGCTTTTTATGCTTTGTCCAGTAACCGACGCGACGGTATCCAGTACCTTGCCAGCCACCTTGCCGACTTTATCTCCGGCGATTTTATCAATCAGCGACGGCAGGAACATGCCTGCAGCTTTAATTGCAATGGGGATCAGTGGGAACATCAGTTGTCCTCCGCAGCAAATAGCAGGTTGGCGCCGATGCGCCGCGACCAGCCCTTGCCGTAGGTTGGCCATATATGGCAGTCGGTCATAAAGATCAGTCGGTGGCCCAGAAAGCGTAGCAGGATATCGTTATTGTCGGTTGCTGCGGCTTTGGCCGCCGATTGCGGGCCCCATACACCATCCGGCGTTGAGCCTATTGCCTTTTGCAACAGCTTGATGGCGCGATGGGTGCCATGATTCACACTGGCATCGAGCATCTGATAGCGCACGGCATCAGATACATCGGTCACCGCTTCCCAGTAGCGGGCACGATACAGCGCGATCGCAGCCGGGCGGGTCAGGTTTTTAATATCCACATCAGGGAATGATGCCGCCGATATGCCGAACTTGGTGCCCTTGCATTCACCGACACCGCTTTTGCCGCCAGTCCAGTTACCAGGGTCCCTTGGATCATCGGTAAAGCCGCCCTCATTGCCGAGCAGTCGATCGATTGTCTTGTTGAACAGGCTCATATCAAAGAGTCAGAGGTGGGCGATCCATCAGCAGACGCGCGTGTCAGTCGCTCTTCAGTAATGGCTTTTTCAACGCCTTTGCGTGTGTTGCCGGCTTTTTCAGCCTGCTCAATGATATCCAATTCTTCATCGGATAATCCGGCCAAGGCTTCTATGACCTCGGCAACATTGCCATCCAGAATAGCCAGCAGTGGATTGGATGGTGCCGGTGTGTCATGCGGATCAATCTGCTTGTGCGCATCCGGCAACATGGATGCATCCACCATGCGGGTTGTGCCCGGTGGAATCATTTTGTTGCCGATATGCACAGCATGATCTTCGCGATTGGTAAAATGGACTTCTTTCATCATGTCTCCCTGATCAATGGNTTCGAATCAAGGGCGGGGGNTTGAGCCCCGCCCAGCTATTCACTTATCGTCCGGTAGCCGAATAAGCCAGCACGCTGGTCAGTCGGTTGCGCAGCGGTGTGGGCAGCTTGATGGCGTTGTATTCCTCGCCATAGGCCACTTTCTTGCCGGTCGGTTTACCGTTGGGACCAACGGCTTCAAAGGGCTGACCCGTCTCAAAAGGTTTCACCACGGCGTAACCGATCAGACCGGCTTCACCCATGATGATGCGCTGATCACCCAGATCGATGCCCGGTGCATTGGTGCCGAAAGCTTCAACACCCTTGATGGTGGATAGATCACCCTTGCCGGATAATTCCGTGCCGCTACGCGCTTGCGATTCCACAAAGGCGCGGGCATTGGTCACCGTGTCATTGAGGATCGGGCTCATCAGCATGAACATATTGTCCGTGTTGATGTAGCGATCCCCTGAGAGAATGGCCTTGCGTGCACCGACGGCGCGCAGCAACCCGTTCAGATGATCTTCCAACTGGATACCGGCTGGAATATCAAGATCAAACAACACGACATTGGTCGCCAGGCTGTACGTAACCACCAGCGCTGTACCATTGGCCGGTGCAACAGGCACGCCCGCCTCAGTGACAGTCTGGATATAGCCCAGATTATGGTTGGTGACGCGGTAATAGGTGCCAGCGGCCTGCGTATTGGTGCCGTCATATTCTGTCAGAGCCACACCACCGAGGGTGACGGTGATCGGATTTTCAGCCGTGCCGACGTTGTTGCCGAGCAGATCCTTCACCTGATGCGGACGGACAACGGGGAACGATGTAGTCTTGAATGTGCTGATTGTGCCATTCACCTGAGCCGTCAGCGTGTCATTCTGTGCAACTGCACCGAAGGCATCAGCAGAGCGTTGCAATTCATTACAGATGCGACGGGCGACCAGCTCGCGGATGATGCGGGCATTGGATTGCACATTGCGTGCGTAGGCATCCCAATCAATCGCACCATTGCTGCGGCTGAAGAAAATCACCTCATTGGAGATGTTCAGCGCAATCTTCATGGCATTGACATAAGCCAGATCATTCTGCTGACTGATCGATGCGCCGTTGATCTCCTGCCCTTCGTAGGTGATGGCATCGTTGGTGATGCCGGACATATCGCGCAATTCATACGGGATATTGACCACGGCAGAGGCGTTGAAATCAGTAATCGCCTGCACCAGATTCAGGATATTGAGATCGGATAGCGCCTCGCGGATGACTGTGCGACGATAGCCTGCAGGCAAGCTGGTATCACCGATACCGGTGGCGCCAACCGCCAACATCTTGCGCTCTTCGGCCAGTTCAATGGCGTGGGTGCTATCGAATTCGGCCAGCACGCGTTGACAGAAGGTATTCAGATCCTTGCGCTTATCCTTCATGCCAATATGGCTGTCGATGTGTTCCTGCAAGGCAACCACATCATTGTGCACGGATTCAGCAACAACCACGCTGCCTGCCGGCGTATACCCCATGGATGATAGCTGCTGGGCAATAGACACATCATTGCCATGCTGAATCTGGCGCTCGGCAAATTTCTTCACCTGCTCATCGCTCATATCGGCCGTAATCAAATCGGAATCTTCACAGAGCTTCTTTTTCACATCATCGGACAAGCCTTCGGCCTTGTTGATGGTGTCGCTGAATAGCGTCACGCGGGAAGCACGCACTTCGGCCAATTGCACCGCCTCGGATTCTTTACCAGCCAGCGCTTGAACCACAGCTTTGTTGACATCTTCGGCACTCATGCCGGATGCCGTGGTTTCGACGGTCAGCTGGATGGGTGCGCCGGGATTTTTCTTTTCAGCTTCAGCCAGCGTTTTGCCAGCATTCTCAAAGGATACCAGCAACTTTTTAGCATCATCTTCTTCAGGGGCGTCGCCCAGTGCCAGTGTGAATGCATCGGTCAATGTTTTCTGCCCGGCTTCAGATAACGCAAGAGATGCGTATGCCGTGGCGATGCGTGCCAGATATTTTTTCTTCATCGTTTTTGCCTCCTCAGCAAATGTTTTGATTAGTTCGGGATGGATATAAACGGGGGAATCGCCGCCCCTCTCGGACAGCTCAACAGGATCCAGACGCTTGATCACCGGACGCACGGTGAGCGCAGCACCCAGCAGGGTGGGGCCATGCTTTTTGCCTTTTTCATTGTCCTTGTAATTCGGATGGAATTCAGCGGAGAGATATTTCATGCGTTTGTTTTTCACTGCATCAACGCCTTGTGGCGTCCACTCCACCAGCGCCCGCAGGCGGGAGCCTTCCACTTTCAAATCCTTGATATCAGCGGCAGCGCCGCCTTTGATGTCGTGATTGAGATCCACAACAATATCCTGCCCGTAGGTGTTTTTGTGAAAATTGGCGACCATGGAGAGCAGCATGTCGTGGGTAATATCGAATGCACCATAGCGCGGATCAGTAAATGATCCGGTTCGGGTCAGTGTGATCCAGCTGCTCTTCTTTCCCTCAGCCAGCGACACATGGATGCCCGACAGGAAACGCACTGCCGGTGATGGGTTTTCAGAGAGGCGAACAATCGATGATTTCTGCATGCCGCCATGCAAGCGAATAACGATGGCGGAAAA